AATGATTATTAGTGATTATCTGTGATTATAATAGTTCGAATCTCTCCATCTCCACAAAGGGTGTTGTAATGTTTTGATTTACAACACCCTTTTTCTTTTACACGTATATTTACACGCAAAAATTAAAAATAAACCTTATAGGGTGTCTATATGATATAGACAAAGATATTGATTTTAGACATAAAAAATATGCTATATAAAGTAGATTATTTTCATTATATTTTTCACGATTTGAGCTCTCTGAAAAAACGAACGTCCGGACTATCACTAGCACGGACGCTCTACAATTTGTTAACCCGCCACTTATGGTAGCGGATTGACAAATGTATAATATTTATTTTGTAAAATCAATATTCATGCCGAAAATTTCGGCTATCGATTGCAATGTATCAAAGCCTACATTAAAAGCTCCCTTTTCAATCCGGGATATAGCATGCTGTTTGGTATTTATTTTTTCGGCCAATTCTGCCTGTGACATTCCGGCCTGATCCCGGAGTTGAGCTATGCGCTTGCCGATCCTTATTCGCCCAGAATCTTTCTCAGACAAGGCAAATAAGGTTCCAGAAGCATTCTCTTTGCAGATTCCCTCTTTCAACAGTTCTTTTTTAAACATTATAATAAAATCACTTTTCCAATTCTCCTTAACTCCTAACATTAAATAGGGATGCGTAATATCTATCTTTGCCAAAAACTGGAAATGTTCTTCCGGCCGGGATTGTTCGTCAAAAATATAGATTACTTTATCTTCGTCTATATCGAGATAAGCTGCATATAACGTCGTTATGTGCTCGCCTAGCTCATAGTTCCCTTGTATCTTTTTTTCCAATTGTTTCATATAGTTTATTTTTTTGTTGATAATAGTTAGTCATGATTATTGACTGTTCACTTAATGTAAATCGGGCGGGTAATCCTTCAGATGGGAAGGAATCTACTATGCTTGATAATAGAGTGTTTATATTCTTATATTTCTTTATTCCCTCCGGTGTTTCAAACCCCTCTCCTCTTTGTCCGTTACCAGCATGTATCTTTTTTATCGTATCAACAAAAAAGTAATTGGGTTGGATCATCGCTTGACCTAGTAAATTCGACCAGCTCAAGGCTATGGTACGGTCGAATAGCAGGTATTCTGCTATGGCTATGTACCGTCCAAAATTAGACGGTACGTTTGTGCATGTTTTCATATTATGATTGTTTAAAGTAATATTGCTGATTGTTGTGTAAACGAGTAATATAGGCTTTAGCAGTCTGATTGATGATCATGGATAAATTTTTCTCATGCTCTGCTGATATTTTCCCAGCCTCTCTAATATTTATGGTATTGCCACCCTCTTCCATATACATGACATAACCATCTAGTACTGTTTTGTAACGACCTAAAGAAAAGTGAAAATCTTTGATCTCACCAGCCTTAATCATTTTTACAACTTCTTCCTCCGATGGAATTACGATTGTTTCTGAATCAGATGTGTTAGAGTCTACTTTCACCGATTCGGAAACTTCCGGTTCGTTTTCAACAAATTCAAAAACTACCGCAGAATTAAATTTAGATTGTCTTCTTCCTGAATAGGAGGCACTTGTAAAATTTGAGTAAAATTCGTCGAATTCAGCTTGAGAAGCGAAGTCCTTAGACCATGTTTTTGTTGAAGGATCATAAACAAAACCTTGATTTTTCAGACTTTCTTTTGCATTGAATGTGTTCTTAACTGCTATTGCTTTCATAATTTTCTGCCGCATTTATTGTGTTGCCGCCACATCTTGATTAATTATTACAATGCAAATATATCACAGATTTGTGATATACGCAAATGTTTTGTCAATTATTTTATATGTTATTTAGCATATCTGTAAGCAGCTAAATCTTTCCAGGTTTGAGTATTTTGTAAATAAGAAAAATAATAGTACATTTGTGCTACATGATCGTAACCAAACAAGTTACACAATATGGTCTCTGAAATATTTGAACTAATGTCTATCCGCGAACAGATATCTAATTTATCGGTTCGGGAGTCAGAACTCGTAAAACCAAAACTATCAGACCTATCATTAATTCCCTATTTACACAATTATTTTATCGATGCTTTTGGCATGGGAAACACCCGGAAGCTGGGAGCTATACAAAGAAAGAAGTTTGTCTTTATCATTGTCCTTCTTTATTCTCCGTCTACGTTGGCAGGAGGATGTTTAAACAGAGGGGTAAGGGATGGACTTGCTCATGCATTAAAGCTGAATGCTCCTTCGGCTGTGTCCAGGATATGTTCAGATTTGATTTTTTCTTATCAGCATTATAGGGATTTTAGACTTGATGTTGACAATAAAATTGCTTTAATGGAGGGTAAACTTCAATCCGATGGTTATCTGTAAAAGAAAAATGTGACAGAAACCAAACTGTTACGTTTTCGATTTGAAGTTATGCATGTCATCATAAGAGGCATGCTTAACTTTGATGAAAAGATTTTGTATGGCTCTCACTATCAAACAAGAAAAGTTTTGCAACTATTACCTTGAATGTGGTAACGCATCTGAGGCTTACAGGCGTGCATACTCTTGTGATAAGATGAAAAGTGAAACAATAAACATTAAGGCTTGCGAACTTCTTAACAGCGGTAAGGTTTCGGTAAGGGTCAAAGAACTTCAGGCTGCTCTTCAGTCGCGTTCTGATTTAAATAAAGATGAAGCAGTTAATATACTGACAAATATAGCTCGTGCTAATGTTGTCGATATGTTAGAGATTAAACGGACGGAGAATTATCGTATATTTTTAATAAAGGATCTTTCGAAATTACCTATTCATTTCCAGCTAGCTATACAATCAGTAAAAAGTACAGAGAAAGGATTTGAGGTTAAGATGTACTCTAAGATAGACGCTTTAGACCGGTTGTCTAAAATGATGGGATGGGATGCTCCAGTAAAACAAGAAGTAAAGCAGGAGGAAGAAACTCATTATGTAATACAGGTTATTGATAAAAGGGAGGATGTAGCTCATGCCGATAATCCAGACGACTAAAATATTTACTACTGTCGATAATGCCGTCCAGTCCGGCTATAAGATCGTTTCTGCACAGGGGAGCTCCAGGAGTAGCAAGACATATAACATCCTTATTTATCTTTTGTCTTACATCTTAGCGAATAAAAAATCCTTGTCTATCGTCAGAAAGACTTTACCTGCGTTAAAAGGTTCTGTGTTCCGTGATTTTAAAGAGATCATGCAGGATAAGTTCAAGATATGGGACAATCGCTGTATGAATAAGTCTGAAATGGTTTACACATTCCCGAACGGTTCGTTTGTTGAGTTTTTCTCAACAGATGATGAGCAAAAGATCAGAGGTCGTAAACGCAATATCCTATACTGTAACGAGGCAAACGAAATTTCGTTTTTGGAATGGCAGCAACTCATTATGCGTACTACCGATTTTTCTATAGTAGACTATAATCCCTCTTTTTCAGACGAACATTGGTTGTGTGAATTGAATAAAGATTATCGTACTTATCATTTTATCTCAACATACAAGGATAATCCTTTTCTTGAACAAACGATCATAGACGAGATAGAATCTCTTGAACATAAGAATAAAGTATTGTGGACTGTTTATGGTTTAGGCTTGCAAGCTATGGCCGAAGGTTTAGTTTTCCCGGAATTTGAGATTATTGATGAATTTCCTGCAAATGCAAAGCAGGTTGCTGCCGGTCTGGATTTTGGATACAGTTCTGACCCTACGGCTATCGTCAAATGCGGAATACTTGATGGTAGGCTATATTTAGACGAACAATGCTATCGCACTCACATGCTAACAAGCGAGATAATTAAAGAGTTAAAAAAGTTGGGGCTGTTTGTTTACGCAGATAGTGCCGACCCTCGGTTAATACAGGAGATTGCTAATGCGGGGATCATCATCTTTCCGGCCGACAAATATAAAGGCTCTGTCATGGGAGGATTATTTAAGATGATGGAGTATAAATTGTGTGTAACAAAGCGATCTGTTAATTACATCAGGGAGTTAAAAAACTATGTTTATGAGCAGAACAAAGATGGCAAGTTTATAAATCAGCCTATTGATGCTTATAACCACCTAATTGATGGTACAAGATATTATACGATAGGCAAGCTGTTAGGTAAGGTCCTAACATCAAAACAATATAGTAAAGAGGATTTAGGTATATACTAACAATAAAAAAGATATGGGATCAATATTAAACTATATAGTTGATATATTTAGAGGGCAGTCAATGAACAACTCTGAAGTAACTAAAGACTTGGTTACGCTTATCCAGGATAAGGATATAAGTCAGGCTATGGAAATGTTTCAAAATAGGGACCTGGAAGTATTAGAAGCGATACAAGAATATGATCCTAATCTCCATGAGATTAGGAGTCGTCCTAATAAGCTACGAAAGGGTAGGGAACCATATAAAACAGAGAAACTACCACGAAGATGGCAGGCTTATATTAATGAGGTAGCTTTATTTTATTTATTAGGCCAACCTATTAGATGGAGTAAAAATGACCCTAATGTTAAAAATGAAGCGTTTGATGCTTTTACTCAGTTTTTAAAAGATACCCGCTTTAATACAACAATGCGTCAAGCAAAAAGAATAGCGGGGGCCGAAACGGAATGTGCGAAACTGTATCATATATACCGAAATGAAGAGACAAATAAACCGGAGGTAAAAGTTGTTTTGTTGGCTAAGTCTTTAGGATACACCTTGAGACCAATGTTTGACCAGTATGGAACACTGCTGGCCTTTGGTTATGGCTATTACCTTAAGGAGGGGCTGAATACTGTTGAGCATTTTGATATACAGACGTCGCAATTTATCTATAGATGCAAAAAAAATAATAAAGGATGGGAAGTGACGACTATTGTCAATCCATCCGGTAAGATTAATATAATATATTATCAGCAAGAAAAAGAGTGGGAAGGGGCACAACCACGTATAAAAAGAGACGAGTATATTGATTCTAAATCTGCTGACACTGTTAATTATTTTGCTGATCCAAAGGCAAAGGTGTCGGCCGATGTACTGGAGTCTCTTACTGACCCAGATAACGTAGGCGAGGTTATTAGATGTTTTGGCCCTGATAGCATGTTTGAATATGTAACTCCTCCTGATTCGGTTGAACTTAAAAAGTTTGAGAAAGAAGTATTGAAAGAGTCTATTTTGAATGACACCTTTACATTTAACTTTTCTCCGGAAAACACGAAAGGTTTGGGGACTTTAACCGGCGAGGCTTTGAAACGCGCTATGGCTCCTTCCTATATGAAGCGGGATAATCGTAAAGAAATATATGAGATTGCAGTTGATAGGGAGAAAAACCTGATTTTAGCAATTATGAAAAATGTTACTCATATTGAACTTAAGGCAAAACTAGAAGTACTACAGATAGATTTCGAGTTTTCTGAGCCGTTTCAGGAGGACATAGATAAAAAATGGACTGCAATCGGTAAATTATATAATGATGGTATAGTATCCCTTGAAACTGCTATAAAGATGCTGGGTATCACTGATAAGCCCACTGAAGAAATTAAGAAAATATTGGAAGAGAAACAACAAAATCAAAATAACAATGAAAGCAATAAAGAAGATAATCAGTCCGGTCAAAATAACACAAGTGCAGGACAAGGCAATCAAAGGGCGAATAGAGGTGAAAATAACGCTTAAAAAGTGGTATATCTGGTATTTATATATAACAACAATCATTAATTATATATTTTATGGCAGCAACAATATTAAATAGTACAAAGCAGGAAGACAAGTATGTAAGTGAGGCTTTTGAGATGACATCTGATAATGCAGGCTTGCAAGTGACAACAAAAGATGACAGTGATGTCCTTGTTGAGATTAGTCTTGATGGTGCAACATGGCAAATTGCAGCCTTTAATCACAGAGGAGTCAAAAATGTGGTTGATGTTATCAGCGGAGGCAAAGCCGGGCTGAAAGTAAGAATAATTACAACAGCAGAACCATTATCAATTCAGATCCTGCAATGATAATCCTAAGTCATATAAATTTATCGGGCATTAATCTCGGAGGGATAAACCTCTCCGAGATTAAACTAGGCATGCCTAGCGGAAAAGGTACAGGAGGAGAAGAAACTTTTGACCCAGCATCCTTTGACGAGGCATGGACTGTAACAGGTGAAACCAATGATGATGAAGACCGTGCCACAGTTAAGAACCTTACTGGCAATGGGAATGATTTGGTGTTGAGTAATATTGCGTTTGCAGGAGAAAGTGGGTATGGATTGTACCAGCAGAACTTCAACAAAGAACGATGGGTGATAGCGACACCCAGTAGGATTGAAGCAACAAAAACAAATTCGTCGTTTAACGTTACAAAGGTTAAATCTACTTCAATACAATTATATTACCTGTCTAAACAAGAAGAAGTTGCTTTTACCGTGACTTCTACTAAAGTTCGTGTTGTAGGTTTAACAGATGGACAGTCTGTTAACTACAGATATTTTATTGATGATGTTGCTAATGATTTCCTTATATCATCAGATGGAATATACGATTTGCCTGAATTTGAATTTCCTGCCAAAGGGAATTATTATGGGTTTAATTTTACCAAAATTCAAGATTATTGCAATATAACCATCGAACAAATCCCCGACTATGAAGGATACTTGGTTACCGATGGAGTGGATGATAGGATTGTAAGTAATAATTTTGAGTTGGGTAAGGATTGGACTATTATAGGTGACTGGGTATTGCTTGATGATAAGAATGTTAATGCAGGTATTATGAAGGGAGACAGTCTTTTTATATACAACAGACAGTCTGGATTAGTAATACTTATAAACAGAACCATAGGTGAAGTTGATCTTAATACTAAATCTCTTAAAGGAATAAGTTCAGATGGACGAGTTTATTTGAATGATTGGGAGGAAATAAAAACAAATACGAATGGACAAACGGTAGTTAGCAGCACAAACCCTCTTATTATTGGGGCATCTGGTAATAGTTACACCAAAATAGCATTCAAAAACTTATCTATCTACAATGGCAAAGTCCTAACTAAAGACCAGTGTATCAAAGCATATAACTATTTACAAACCCTAAAAGAGAAGTAACATGAAATATATTGTATTACCAGCAGAAATACTAGCTGAAGTTACACAAGAAGCATTGGATTACTTCCATCTGTCGCCTCGTTACAGTATTGACGGATCAGAGGTGATTATGAAAGTAGACAATTATGAAAAACTATTTCCATCGGTCATGACTCTACCAGAAACAGGAGAAGAATATCAGGGTCCGGTTTATCCATATCCGGTGTATGAGGGAGATATCCTTGATAATTTGCTGAATTCGAAAGAATGGAAAAATGAAGAACTCCCTATATAATGGCAATGGCCCTAACTTCACAGTCCGGACCATTAATCGTTGAAATCCCCTAATGGGATGTGTAAAGGTAGCGAATGATGTCAAATGCGGCAAAATTTACTACCTTTTTAATTAAAATGTAACAGTTCTCAAAGTGTTACGTTTCTCTTGTTCAAATATTTCCGCTCATATTTACTTACCTGTAATTTTATGCTATAGAATTAAACTAAAGTGTATAAAGTATGAAAGACAAAATTTTCAATCTCTTAAAACAAACTTATTCGAGTTTTGGGTTAAGTGATGATATCTTACAGGGACAGGCCGAAGCTTTGGCTAACACAGGGCTTGTAACTGATGACAATTTACAGGCTGTTATTGATGGTCAAAAGCCTTTCCTCTCTTCGCTGCAAAGCGGTATTGACAAACGTGTGACAGACGCTGTTAATAAAACGAAGGCAGAAAAGAAGGAGGGCACTGCTGCTGGGGGCGAGCAGACAAAGACAGAACCCGATTTACAGAAGTTGATTGAAGAAGCAATTGCGGCAAAGCTATCTCCTATCCAGGAAGAACTAAACGCTTACAAAGCAAAGGAACAGCAAGGTGCAAGAGCTAATATGATCGCTTCTAAAGCAAAAGAACTCGGTATACCGGAATGGAGAGCTAAAGAAGGATTTGCTATAACTCCAGAAATGGATGAAGCTGCAATAACGTCTTATTTGGCTAGTGTTAAACAAAACATTGTTACCGCAGGGCTTGAGAGTAGTAACACATCAGGCGTATTGTCTACTCTGGACGATAAAGCAAAAGAGTCAGCAGAAGAATGGGCCAGAGCTCTTCCTGATGCAAATTAACCATTAAAACAATAAGTAAAATGGCCATTAAATTTGAAGGTAAAACTTATTCCGGGAAAATGCCGGTATTTTGGAGGGGAGAAGCTAAAATTCTCCCTGGGGGTTGCAAATTGTTACAAACATTTCCCAAGGGGACTGTAATAAAGAAAGGAACACCTTTGCATGTTGTTTTTGGTACTCTTACAGCAGCAGTATCAAAAAATATTCAGGTTGTTTCCGGTGGTACAACAACAAAACCACGAGTGAATAAAGGCTCTTTGTTTCAGGCTGGAGATGTCGTAATGAAAGAAGGAGAAACAACAGGGGTTAATGTTTCGTCTGTTGATACATCAAATGAAGATTATGATGTATTGACTCTTTCTGAAGCAATCACCGGATTAGTTGCTGGGGACATGTTAATTGAGGCTACCGGAACTACAGATGCAGAAGCTAAATATGTCCCAAATATGGTAGTAGGGGAAGATACTGACCCATTGTCAGGAGGTGATCAGGACACGGTCTCTGTTGCTTTTGATGCAGCGGTGTTAAAAGGATATGTACCGGATTTACCGGCCTCATGGATGCAAGGTATCTGCTTAAAAAACAACCCTAATATTATTTACGTAAAACAGTAAAAATATGGCAGAAATATTTCAATACAGTTCTCTTTTCAAAGAGTTAACACGACAGACTCAACTTCGTTTTGATGCAGTGTCAAGGCTTCATAAGCAATTGTTTGACAATGTATTTTACGAACGCTTTTTTACATGGGATTTTCCATCTGTAGGACTTAATTTTGAAGAAATCAAAGGCAAGTACAATGTGACTATTGCCGCTGCAACTATTGATGACAAATCAAAAGAGCCGGTGTTGGGGACTCACGGTCTTGAAACAATCGCCCAGAAAGTGTTGCATCATGCAATTACACTCCCTATGACGATTGAAGACTACAGAAAGGTTTTGCAGATTCTTGACAGTCGCTCTATTCCCGAAGAAGACGCTAAACGTCAACTTACAGAACTTATGTGGGGAAATGTCAGGACTCCGGTTCAAGGCGTGCAGGCAAAACTTGATATCATCGCCATGGGAGCTTTATCTAATGAAGGTATTGCTACATTGGATGAGACAAACAACCCTGAAGGCGGTGTAAAAACGACTATCAATTATAACATGCCGGAAGAAAACAAAGCAAAAGTTACATTGGGATGGACGGACGCTAATATCACTAATGTCGATGTTTTCGAAGATATTCAGGGGATGGTAGACGCTTTCTCGAACAAAGTTGTATTTGATCGTATTCTCCTTTCTCCTGCCAAAATTTCGTACATTTTACGTACAAAGAAAATGAAGCAGGTGATTTTCGGAACAGACAAACAGAATACTCCTCTGCTGTTAAATGAGTTCAACGAATTCATGCGAACAAACGAGTTGCCAGTATTGGAGCCGGTAAGAAGACAATGTTTGATCCAGAATAATGGAACGTTTACGCCGTATAATCCTTGGAACTCCAAAAATCTGGTATTTATACCTGCCGGAAATCTAGGAGTTGTGAAGAATGCATATGTAAACAACGAATTAAGGCCGGAGCCGGGTGTGACATACTCAAATTATGGACGTATTCGTGTTGCTCAGTGGGGAGTAGGCGAAACACAGAATTCCAATGGTGTAGAGTTTACTAAGGCAGAATCGTATTCTTTGCCGGTCATCACTGAAATCAACGGTATTGGATCACTTAATACCGAACTTGATTGATCATGACGGTATCTGATTACATAACTCAAAAGATCGGTTCTTTCGGTATGCATTTATCGGAGGCCGATCTTTTGGATATGACCTTGAACAGTTCTGTATCTCTTGAAGACGAAGTGACAAAAGAGAATATGGATGAAGTAAATAGGGCGATAGCTGTATTTATTTCTTCATTGCTTGCTCGCCCAACTTCGGTGAACGAAAATGGATTCTCCGTATCTTGGGATAAAGACGGTATCAAGGCTTATTATTCGTTGTTGTGTAAGCAATTAGGAATAGAAGATGTTTTATCAAGTCGGATTTCTGACGCTACAATGTATTGGTAATGTATTTTGCGCCTCACATATTAGAAAAAAAGGTTTACATCGAACCGGATCGGGATGACAAAGGGAATACCATTCCCGGAACCGGCGGTGATATCTGGGAAACAATTGGTCCGTGTCGATGTGATGACAATGGTTCCGGTAAGCAAATCGGGGTCAATGGTAAAATGGTAACTTATAATTACCATATAGTGATTGCGGGTCAAATAAAATTATCCGAAGATGATTATGTGAGGGCATTAGAGCAAGATGGTTCCGTTAGGGGAGAAGGAAAGGTTATCAAGCCAGGTAAATGTAATTTTTTGAACTATTCGGAGGTATGGGTTTAGGTATAAAAACTAAATATGATTTTTCGGACCTTAAGAAAGCTAAGGCACAGCTTAAAAAAGAGGTAACTAACGATATGCGTATAGCGGGTGACCTGTATTTAAATGTCGCGGTTACTAAAGGCTCTTATCAAAATAGGACCGGAAATCTTCGTAGCTCAAATGCTTATGCTATTACTAATGATGGTAAAGTGATAGAGGAAAAGGTTGCTAATACATTTAGTAAGACAGACGCTCAGAAATATGCTTTGCGGGCGATACAAAATGCCAGTAAAGCGGGTGACTCTCTTATTCTCGTGAATGGTATGCCTTACGCCTCCTACGTGGAGAAAAGAAGATTTGATGTATCGTCAATGGCTTATATTCAAGCCGCTGACAAGTTAGGGGCAAAAATAAAATGATGACAATTGAAGACATAAAGGATATGCTCTATAAGAAGGCTACAGCAGTCTTTCCCGGTATGCCGGCATACAAAGACAAGCATCCTACTTACAAGAAAAAACATGTCCCTGAAAGAATTGTTGTCAATGTTCTTGGCATGACTAATACGCCCTGGTCGAAAGGCTATGCTAATGTCAACATCTTTGTCCCATATGATCCAAATGTCAATTATCCGGCTCCCAATAGCGCAAGACTGAACGAGATTCAGAAGATTGCAGAAAAGGCGTTTTTCAAGGGATATTTTGAATATGAAGGTCATAAAGGAACCTATACCATAGACGAATTAAGCACAGAAGAAGATCCGGAAACAGATTCTTATTTTGTGAATGTGAGATTATTTTTTAAAGTAGCAAATTTTAAACTGAGATAATATGAATGCAGTAGGTATCAAACGATTGTTATATGCAGATCCGTCGAAGGTTACCGGAGATTTGACTCCAGCTATGCTAAAATCAATTTTAGAAGATGCAGAGACGGAAGAAGTGACCAATGTGCATCAAGACACCTGGTCAATGGACGAATCGGAAGCATCGGTTACGCGATACAACAATCAGCTAACAAAGAAACCTTACCGGCAGTCTGCGGAGCTGGGAGAGGTTACAATGAACTTCACCATTGGTGAATATGATTTCAAAACCAAAAAGAATCTTATGGGCGGAGAAGTCATTACCAAAACCGGAGGGGAAGCAATAGGGTGGAAGCGCTCAAGAACATACGAAGAAATCCACAAGTGCTTAATGGCATTGACGGAAGATGATGTATGGGCGGTATTTCCGAAAGGGGCTGTTGTTACCCGTGAGGCCGAAACAGATGGTGCAACAGGATTGGCAGTTGTCGGGACAGCAATGGAGCCGGAAAATACAGCTATCAGTACAGAATACTGGTATTATGACAAAGAAGTTCAGTCTTCATCTGGTATTTAATAGGTTGGTTTAGGTTTTCAATTGGGCGGGGTTTATCCTCGCCCTAACTATTTAAAATTATGAACAAAGCAGCTAATATCGTAGCAGAATCACTGACAGGTGATAGGTTTGTTACAATAGTGTTAAAGGGAGAGGGGCATACTGTTTACCCTCCTGTAATAAAAGTGCTTTTAAGGGCAATACAATCGCTTGCAAAGATTGAGGTCCCGGATAAAGCCAATTGGATTGACGCCCTTTTTTCTATCCCCGGCAATGTGGAGCGCATAATAAAGGCTTTAGCTATTATTATTGCCGGTAACGTAGATGATTGGGAAAACAAGTCTAAAGAAATTGTATCATCCTTAAATGAATCGACCCTGGAAGAATTAAAAGAAGCATTCGGCAAAGTCGTCAGCCTAATACATGTAGACGATTTTTTCGATTGTGCCGCCTTAGCGAAGAGCGTAGCAAAGATGGCGGCGGAACCCAGGTAATAGGAAACGACACAATGTTCGGTCAGATTGCCAGCATAATGGAAAATCTGCATTTATCATATACGGAAGTGTATGAAGTTATCCCTTATCAAAACTTGCTTATGATGCAAAAGGATAAGCTAAGGATATGTTACGGAGAGAAGATAAAGAAAACATCTGGTGGTGACATGATGGCTCGTAGAAGGGGTAAGAAATGATGGTGAGCTATAAGTTCACCATCAACTCTTTTCCTGTTAAAGCAAAATAGATGTTTTGAAGTTGATGTAGATACTCGAAGTCTTTAAAATAACAATTTGAATACCAATCATCCTCACATTCAATAAATATACTAAATCCTGATTCTACTTTACGAATAAACAAACCGCATATTTTCCAACAGGCTGATTCAGGGTCATAACTAAATCCAGACTTCAAAAGTAATTCTTCTGTTAGAGGAATAGGACTTAAATTTATTGGATGTTCTTCCCCATAAAAAGTATCACCATCCGATCTTAAATACTTAAGTCCAATATTTTCTTCTGAAATAGACTCGACAATACCCACGACCTTACATCCAATTTCCTGGGCTAAATTCGTATCGTCATTAACGACATTTCCTATTCTTAAATCTCTGACATCTATCATAATATACCAACTAAAATCCCAGCATTGCTGCTGGAGATATGTTTAACACTCTACAAAGCAAACGAGCAATCTTTAAAGTAGGTTCCGATCGACCGGAAAGATAATCGTTAACTCTTGATGGACTTACTCCTATCTCGCTTGCCAGTTGTCTTTGAGTCATGCCTTTCTCTTCTAAAGATAGTTCTATCAATTCCGATACGGTAGGCTTCTCGATAGGGTGGTGTTCTTTTTCATAAGCTATCACAATATCGGACATAACAGTGAGTTCCACCGCCTTTTTATCGTTTGCTGGCGTATTATCATCGACTAATGGCAAAAGTTCTTCAACTCTGGCCAAGGCAAATTTATATTGTTCTTTCGTCACTTTATTCATGTTTACACTTATTTGGTTGAACAATCAATTTTATCATAATCCTTATGTGTCCCGATCCAACGTACATAAATATATCCAATAGTAAACTTTACGACTACTATAAGCCTGTAATTGTTCCCTCGAATGTTAAATACATAATGCTGGTTACCCACATAATCAACAGAAGGAAAATCGACCTTTATATCAGACAGGTTTTTCCATTCTGCTTTTTCTGCGATATCATACCAGCGTTCAAGAGCAACGCGGGAATCTTCATATCCGCTTGTTTCGTAAAAGTCTTTTATTTTTCTATGTGATACAATCCTCATTGTTCTGTTGTTTGATACAAATATACAAATAAGTTTTGAAATATAAAATATGCGTCCTGGAAAAGTTTTATAAAACAAAACCCTCCGGCCATATTACCGGAGGGCATCTGAACGGACACGTTGGGTACGAAAGACTCCATCGTGCGAGAGTTCGCTATTTGGTTTTTATGTAGCAGCTTTACCTTGTATCGAACAGCAAACGCCATTAACAACGCTTTCCCCGATCATCTTTCCAATTGCGTTCATGCAATGGATGAGTCCATCCGAAAACTCTTCTCTTTCTTCTATGTAATCAATGCCGGCTTGTTCGCCAATAACATTCAACTGTTCTTCGAAAATAATACTAGCTTCACGCATCTTGATTAATGCGTTCATTAGGTCTAAATTGACCTTTATTTCTTTTGCTTCCATGTGCAATACTTAGGTTTAATTGTTTGTAAAAAAAGGTGTAACAATGGCTGTACGTCATTACTCCGTACCTAGATAATGTGTTGTGATATAATCTGTTAGTTCGTCATTTCTCTTTCGATTAGAGGAAGAAAACTATGCTTTTTTAGCTCCTCATACAAAAACAAGCGTCCTTTTTGCGTCCATTCAGTATTGAGGCTAACGTCTGGACTACCGTTTGTATGAGTATAGTTATGAGTAGTGCTATGAACGTATCCTTTGTTCAAATACTTTCCGTATAAGATCCATTGGTTACGGACTTTGTGTTGTATTCCCAGGTCACGCAGTAACAAATTGAATTTTCTTGCACTCATTCCGTAATCCTGCGCTATTTGTGTAACCAAGACGGTTTGTTTGCTCTGAAGGATCACACGAGTGTACTCGCTTTGTTTTTGTAGTTCGACATTCTCGGCTTTCAGTTCGGTTATCTCTTCCTCCTTCTGCATAAGCTGCTTTTGTTGTGCTTCGATCTGTATCTGCTGTTGTGCGGCCAACATTAAGGCTTCGCCGAAGGATTGGGGGATTTGGTACTGTTGTTGAACTGAGCAATGTCCTGTAGTAAGGAGTTCTTCAATTTTTGTATCAACCCATACTGCAAATTCAGGACTTAGTTTCTGAGCTACACGTAACGCTACTTTTTGATGCGCCCATGTCCCTTGATGTGAGATATTTCCTCCTTTTCTAACTATCAGTAAATCAGCCGAACTATAATTTTGTAGTTCGGAAAGAGCACTTATATACTCTTTGATTTCCTGTGAGTTAATAATTTGAGTGAGATTTTTGCTAGGGAACGGTTTTGCAAATTCTGTGAGATTTACATAAACAACTCCTTCTTGCATGCGCATGGTAACTTTATTACCATTGTAAGAAAAGATTTTTCCCATTTCGGAGGGATTTGCCGTACCTAGCATAGCAATGCTATTGCTGTTTGAGTAATTTTCATTTAACTGTTGCATAAATAATGAAAATTAGAAGTTAATAAATAAAGAAAGCAGAGAATTTCTCCAACTTGCAACAGTTCCATATTGGCTTGTGGGCGAATATGTACGGAGAAATCTCTGCTTATATCTTAAGTAGTAGCTTATTTGCGGACATAAAAAATCCACAAACCTAAATATGTTATGGAACTGTTGCACTGCAAAAGTGCACACATTCATCGACATATCCAAATTTTTAATCATATTTTTCATAAAATATTTACTTTTAGTGTATAACATGGGCTGTGCGGAATTTAAACGCACCTCCAATTGGCTGAATATCAGCTAGTATTTAAAATGGGTTTAAAGGATACTACGCTGTGTTTTCAGTGTAGCAACTATAGTTTATGTTCATAACAATCTTTTATTTGGTTATTAAATCCCAGAAAAATAGCAATGGTATACTTCGAAGTAAGGCTCAATAAATATCGCCGGTTCTCTGACTATAATTAAAAACAAAATCAGTATTTGATTTGTTATTAGAAAAAGAAGATCGAAAACTACCTTTGACAGATTGAATTTTATGCTTGATTCAGAAAGATTACAGCCAATATTCTTCCTGAATAAAGCTTTTGTTGTGTCTAATAGTCTAGTAACCAATGCTATGCTTCTGAGACTTATAACTTATGTCCGTTTTATAACTTATCCGTATTTAATATAAAGTAAGTTTACTTGTGTTTAGTACTCTTAGTAATAAAAGGACTATTTAACTGTTAGACCATTTTAGCCAGTTTACCATCTGAGGGATTACCTCCAAACAGATGGTTGATATAGGCTAGACCTTTTTGAGTGACCAATGTCTTTGTTACAACAAATCCAGGGTGATTATCTCGCTCGATAAACTTCTCCTTCATTTCAAAGTATCCGGCATTGACAAATCTTTGTTTGGGCTCGTTCCGGTTAGAGAAAAATACACCGGCCTGTCTCAACTTTTGGAACAGGGTATTACGTCCGAATCCCAGCTTTAGGATTTTAGCTGCCATACCGATATCAACTTTGTCGTTGGTGGCGAATGCTGCATCTGCGAAGTCGGCTTTTGGTTGGAGCTTGGCATTCTGTTTGGCTAGTAACTCCTTTTCGGCCTTTGCTTGTTCCAGCCTCTTTTGTAGTACGGTCATAGCATAAGCGATGGCTTCATCGTCGTTGGATACTGTCGTAACGCCTGTTGTGAGGAGTTCTTTGATGCGATCGTTGCACCATATAGCAAAAGCAGGACTTAGCCAACGAGCAAATTCTAGGGCTACATCTTCGTGCATCCATGTGCCTTGTTCGCAGTTGCCACCTTGTATTATTTTTACTAAGTCCGTTAGGGGAATTGTCCTAACGGCTGATAATGTGGACAAAAACTCTTTAGTGGATTTGTTGGAAAGCCAATCTTTGGCAAGCTTTCCGAACGGCTTTGCCATTTCTGTGGCATTCACCATAACGCTATTTCCTTTCTGAAAAGAAATAGGACTTCCGTTATATTGGAAGATTTGGTTTAATTCATTTGCCATAACTTGTAGCATTAAGTTATTTAATAGGTAACAAAAAAGCGGTCACCATATACGCTGCTACAAGTTGATGGACTTCACCCCGAAAGGCTAATCTTAACTTACGTATAGGCAACCGCCAATATCTTAAAATTTGGACATAAAAAATGCCCAATAAACAATTGAGCAAATTGATCGCTTGCCCCGCGAGATGATTTAGTTCATCAACCTGTAGCACCGCAAAAGTACAAATATTTTTCATTATAGCAAGCATATTATAAAAAATTGCTCCTTTGTAGTCAAAATAATAAAATCCGTTGTTTGTTAATTCAGTATTTTCCATAACTTTGCATTATGATTAGTTTTCTGATTATCCGCAAAGGTGGCTTATGTCACCGATGCGGATTTTTATTTAATAGAAGACATGTTTTATGCCATAAGTTCTTTTGGCAATTTATTTCTTTCATAATACTCTCTTCTAAGAAAGTTCATGCATTCGTCGTAAGTCTTGATGAAGCCGCGTTTAATAGACTTGGCAACATCTCTTTCCAACTCCAATAATTCTCTCGCTTTCAATTCTTCTCCTACCTTGTTTCTCATGCCGGTCTCATGGGCTCCATAAACAACGTAGTTTAATGCTCTGGCCACATTCTTGATCGCAGCCTGCAAAAGATTTGGATGAACGATTGTCTTTAAAGCGCTGTTCATTTCTCTGTATGCATCCCCAGCATCATTACGATACTGGATAAGTTGGTCGTAGACGAAACGAATGACTTTTACTTCAAATCGAGGATTTATCCACATTGCAAATTTGATGAACAACATTGGATGCATCCAGACTTGTAGTTGCGGTCTACCTGCCTTTCCTTCTGTCTTTACTTTTGATTTCTTAAATGCCTGATTATCAATTTTAGGGGAATTTTCCCCTAAACCATTTTCTCTCTCTTCTTCGATCAAAGCATCAATAAATTCAATTGTTCTCTTGGATTCTAAAAATTCATCCATTTTTCTTTGTTCATTGCCTGGAGTATTATTCCATTGTCTCAAAAGCGCATTCCCGTCGAAATATCCATCACTTGTTCTCTGCAAGACCTTGAAGTTTCCCATCGGTCTCTCTAAAATCTGATTCGTTTTCATAATTATGTGTTTATAAATTGTTGCTAAAAGAAGGGCCCCACCTTTTCATCATCCTATTGTGGCTGTTGAATGATTACTCAGATAGAGCCCGAATGTCTTACTACGGTAACAGCCACGTAACCGTCAAATCTCATAACACAAAATTATGAAGCACCAAATACCCAACCCAATTTTTTACCCTCAGAAACGTAACAGTTTCCGAAATGTGACCAAAATTTTTTAATGCTCTTGTTTTCATACGAATTATATATTAAATAGTTTATAGTATCTGATTAATCACCGGAGTAAGCCCGGTTTGCATACAAGCTACTCATACCAACATGAGACAATACAACATTATGCTTTCTTTCTTCCATCTGCTTTTGAAAAGCTGCTCTCTGTTCAGCCAAGCGGACCATGTTCTTAGCCGAAGCCCATGCTTGTTTCAAACATGATCCGAACGTTCTACCATACTGCTTACATTCCTTATATAATGTATGAGCCGATTTCATGATTTCGCTTTTGTTGTATTTCTGTGTTGCCATAATTGTAAATGCTATATTGTTTGTTTTGTGTTGCAAACATAATATATATTATTTGTTTTTGAATGGTAAAACATAATATTTAACTATAATTTAACATAGATGGTAAATGATATAATATTTGTTTTTGTCATATTTATGAATAACTTTGCGGCGTACAAAAACAAATATTATACATTATGGAGTTAAGAATAAAAGATATATGTAAACAGAAGGGGCTATTGCAAAAGGAATTAGCTGAAAAAGTAGGTGTCACCGATATTGCATTAAGAGCTTCTTTAAAAGGCAACCCAACAGTTGGTACCTTAGAAAAGGTGGCTAATGCTCTTAATGTAGAAGTCTGGGAACTTTTCACCGAATCCCCAGGAGAAAGCGAAATTTCCGGCTTCATCAAGGCGAAAGGAGTCATTTACGAGATAAAATCACGTCAAGACATAGAAAATTTGCTGAAATCTATTCAATAAGCCTAAAAACATATTTTACAGCACTTTTTATCATTTTGTTAATTTTTTTCTTGGCTATGTTGAGCTAGCAAGGTACTTTTGTATCGTTAAAGTACTTTAAATATTATTTATATGAAAAAGATTTTATGCGCGCTAGTATTATGTATTTCAATGTCAAGCTGTTGTACATTGTTTACTAAATCTACACAATCAATTACGTTTGTTGGCCCTAAGGACACAAGAATTTATGACAATGGTCAAAAAATTGCAACAATTGGAGAGACTGGAGAAACCTCTGTTAGAATCAGAAAGAAACTTTCTTCTAAAGAGCTTGTTGCAAAGAAGGAGGGATTTAAGCCGTTACCTTTATTGTTAAATGCAACCTTCAACCCTATTGCTTGCATCAACTTACTAAATGTTATTGCATGGGGTATTGACTTAGGTACTCAGAAAGCATGTAAATGGGATAACACCTATTTAGAAATAGAACTTGAAAAATCAGAAAGTAAATAAATTTTATATCAGCCCGGTTTCCCGGGCTTTTATTTTTAATAATCAACATATTTGCACTGTAAACTTAACCTATAGTAAAATGAAGAAGATATTGTATGCCATCTCGACGATGGCTTTGTTACTTTGCGCATGTTCAGAAGACGAAAAGAAGGAAATGCCAATAGATAAGCCTAGTATAAGCATTGTTGAGCAGTTTTTGAATGATAATAACCTTAACCCAACTCAGAGAGAGGATATTAACTCAATTGGAAAACTTATTGATTTGAATCAACACAGGATAATACTTGGCGAAAGGAATCATAAGGCATGGATCTCCAAATTTGATGCGAACGGGAAAGAGGTTTGTTCATCAGACTTTAATCCTATTTCTCCTTGGAAGTATTCTTTTTTCAACTCAACTTCTTTTTTGTATACAGATAATAGATATTTATTTGTCAGAGGCTTTTGCTCAAACTCGTTAGACTTAGGTTCTGAAAATCTAAAGGAGTTTACATCTATTATAGACGTAAATACATGTAATCTGTTAGATATGTTTGATGCCCCTAGCAGCAACAATAATTTTAATTATCATGTGGAATCTTCAAATGGCAGATACTTAATCATTCGAAGTAATATAGAGATTGGAAAAACTTTTTATGTTGTAGGCGATCTAGGTAAAATACTTTATACTACAGAGTGGGGAAACAATGAAGAGTCTTTTTTTGGGAGTTATTATAACAAAGATATAATGATCTTTTTAGAGGACGAAGTTGTAGCTCCTGTTATATCCAATGATGAATATTTTAAACCATACAAGATCGTCAACCTTAAAAATTGGGAGTTGATAAAAGAGTTTGATAAAGAAGAATTGAAGCCCCAGGGGGATTATTTTGGACAAGAAAACATTGTATACAGTGTAGATACTACTTATCTTGATGGCAAGAATATCAAATATGTGTATAGTGAGAAGAAAAGAGAAAGTGATCCTATATCTGGGGTAGAACAGGATAAACTCCTGAATAAGTATTATTATAACATAGATATAGATAATTACAGAGTGACTTATATGGGAAAGGTTGATTAAATTATCTTTTCCCCTTTGGAAATACACCTCCTCCAGCAAGTCCTACGAGGTTTCGTACCAGATGTGATATAGCCCGGGGGACTGGGCTTTTGTTGAGAGGGAATGAAACAAGTATTTAATTAACAATACATTATCCATAAAGTGGGTGTATTTATAATTACATTTAATTTGTTTTAATATGAATTAAAAAAGTCTTGCATTTGCCATTTATGATACGTATCTTTGTTACGTAATTATCAGTCAGATCACTTTGTACTGATAATATTGAAATGTTTGAAGCTTAATAACCTATAATTTCAAAAGGAGTTACAACAATGGCACGTCCTATACAAAATACGCCTATTTTAAAGGGTGAAGACGCTAAAAGTTTTAGAAAAAACTTATTTGATACAATGACACGTAAATTATCTACTGAAGAAAAAAAAGCTAAAGAGAAGGAGATTAGGCAAATGGAAAGTAGTTATAATTTACTAGTATCTATATCAAATGGAGCATTCTATTGATTTATGGAGACTTTTAAACGATCTTAAAATACAACTTACTCCCTTGTCTCAGGATTATGTATTTAAAAGTTTTGATTGTGGGGTTTGCGATTTAAATGATTTTCTGCTTAATGATGCTAAAATATACTTAAAGTACCTTAGATATACAACATTCCTTTTAGAGACCGATACCAGAATTATCGCTTATTACAGTTTGGCCAATGATTTGCTAAATATTGTAGATAGGGAGGATTTTGCTGAAGAAATGGATGAATGCAAAGTCAATATAGATTTTGAGTTCTGGGAAAAGTTTCTTAATCAGAAAATGTATCCAGCTGCAAAAATAGGCCGTTTAGCGGTAGATAAAGATTTTCAAGATCAGGGTATTGGAACATTTTTGATAAACTCGCTTGTTCAAAGTTTCATAAAGAAGAATAAAACTGGTTGTCAGTTTATTACAGTTGACGCAATCAATGATAATACTCAGCGAACAATTCATTTTTATGAGAAAAATGGCTTTAAGATGCTAACAGCAAACGACTATAATAAACCATCTAGGCAGATGTATAAGTCTCTATTGGAATATATAGATACAGACAAATAATAAAAACGCCTACACAGGACTATCTATCTGATTGAGAACAGCGCCTCGCAGAAACAATACAGAAGAGCAAAAGCCGGACTAACCTCCGGCTTTTTTTATTTCCCTACACCATTGAAACCCTCCATCAAAATTAATTTGTGACAGTACTCAAACTGTTACGTTTCTCCTCCCGAAATATTTTACCACCCTCTAGGACCTTGATAACTTTGGCTAAAAAGTTACAAGCATGCCATCTATAGAGTTTATAATTAAAGCTAACTACAAAGAAGTAGACAAAGCGATAAAGAAAATAGAAGATCTCAAAAAGATCATATCTTCTATGAAAGATACTGATCCTGGTATGGAAAAGTTAGAGGCTGAATATAGAGAAGCTCAAGAAACCATTAAAAAAATGGCAAATGAGATAGCATCGTTAACTACCAAACAGATAGAACAAGAAAGTATTACCCGAAAACAAACGTCAGGATTGTCAGAGCAGACAAGGATATATAAAGACATGTCCTCTGTTATAACCAGTGTATTGGGATCTCGCGATCAGATTGCTCAAAAAATAATAGAAGAAGTTAATGCACTTGCTCAATTAAAGGCCCAAATGAAGCAAGTCAATGAAGAGCGTAAAAATGAAATACTGAGTTCTTCGGAGGCTTCAACTCAAATGAGTAGATTGATTGTAAAAGAAAAAGAGCACAAACAAACTCTTTCTGATTTAGAGCGAACTATCAAGAGTCAAACTAAAGAATTTTTAGTTGCCACAACATCCATTACAGGAATGTCTCAGCAGTTGTCTCAAATGAGAACTATATATAATAGATTATCTGAAGAGTCTAGGAATTCGTCTTTTGGAAAAAGTCTTTTATCAGAGATTCAAGCTCTTGACCAAAAATTAAAACAACTTGACGCTTCTATTGGTAATTATCAACGAAATGTAGGTAACTATGCGAGTGGATATAATGGGCTGCAGTATGCCATGCAACAAGTCATTAGAGAGACTCCCTCATTGGCTGTTTCGTTAAATACATTTTTTTTGGCTATATCTAATAACTTACCAATTTTAGCGGATGAGATATCTCGAGCAATAAAAGAACTTGAGCTTTTAAAAGCTCAGGGTAAAGCTGGAATACCAGTCTGGAGGCAGGTTGCAAAGTCTCTTATTTCTTGGCAAACAGCTTTAGTTGCAGCAGTTTCTCTGCTTGCTATATATGGAAAGGATATAGCTGATTGGATTACAGGACTATTTGGTGCAGATCAGGCTCAAAAAAAACTTACAAAAAGTTTACAAGAATTTAATGCAGAAGTTATTAAAGAATCTACTTCTGTGCAAATTCTTTTTGAGGCATTAAAAAAGACTGAAGATGGTACCAGAGGAAGAGCTGAAGCCATAAATAAAATAAATGCTGAGTATGGGAAGTATTTACCTAATTTGCTTTCTGAAAAAAGCTCTTTACAAGACATTGAAACAGCGTATAATGATATAACTGAATCAATAAAAAGGAATTTGGCGGTCAAAATGCAATCTCAGGCCATAGATGAAGCTACTGAAGCAACAATAAGAAAGCAAGTTGAATTAAACGACAGCCTTGGTGAAAAAATAAAAGAGGCATTTTATATGAAACCTGGCACCGGTATTGGGGAAGTTATGAATTCAATAACTGAGTCAATAGAGGAGTCGTATAAGAAAGGAGAAAACTCCATAAAAGCAGCATCTGATGCTATATCTCAAATTAGAGACAAATATAGGGTAAGAGATGTTTTGGGGTTAACAGATGCTGGAGATTTATTGAAGAAATATTCATTAGAAATATATAAATATTACAATACTGTACAAAAGATTAAAAATCAATATAATCCATTTTTGCTTGACAAAGAAGCGGATAAGGCAATTGTAGAAAATAAGAAGCATTTTGAAACAATGAAAAAACAAGCCGAATCTGTTTTAAATTCTATAGAAAGGAAACAGAAAGAGGCTTTAGATGCTGGAAAAACCGAAGGTATTCCTAAAGAAGTAATAGTTCGTTATACAGAAGCAAGGAAAGCAATAAATGAAGCGACAGAGGCATTAAAAGTTTATGATTCGTATGATAAAAAAGAAAAAGAAAATCAAAAATCACAGAGTCGTGCTCAAAAAGAAGCAGAGAGGGCTAATAAACTTAAAGTTCAAGTAGCCAACAGAATACGGGAAGCAGAAGAAGCTCAGAAAAAGATATCGGAAAAAGAAGTCGAGGCTGAACTGAAGATAGAGCAGAACAAGATAAACGCAATGGAAGAAGGAGCCGATAAGACTCTTGCTCAAATCCAGTTTAATTATCAGAGGCAAATAGCCGAAGTCACCAAGTTTGGTAATGAGCTTGTAAAAGCACAGAAAGATGCCGAAGAAAAAGCATGGAAAGCAGCTAATCCAAATTGGGAGAAGGAAGGTAAGATATTTGAACCAACTATTAAATCTATTTCCCAGTTGCCACAAAAAGAACTGGAAACCCTTGCCAAAATGCTCAAGTCTATCGAAGATTTGAGGGATAGACAAGAACAAAACTTTTTAGAGTCAAGCCTTAAAAAATATCAGAATTACACAACTCAGCGTATTAAAGCAGAGGAAGAGTTTGACAAGGACAAAGCTGCTTTAGAAAAGCAAAGAACGGAACAGAACGGTAAAGAAATAGATGCTGCTCTCATACAGTTAGAGAAGGATCGGGAGAAATCTATAGGCAAGATTAAAGTAGATGAGATCATGAATAGTGAGGATTGGACCACTCTATTTAACGACATGGAATCTTTGTCTACAAAGAAAGTCAATGAGTTGATTGATACAATTAGCGATCAATTGAAAAATGCAAAGCTTGATCCGATTAATTTAAAGGCCGTTACTGATCAATTAGATAAGGCAAAGGAATATGTTATAGGTGTCAATCCTTTTGCCCAATTGGTAAAATACATAAAAGAGTATGATGCAGCATCTAGTGACGTAGAAAAGAAGAAAGCTTTGACGAAAGCATTAAAATCCGCACTAGAAGGGGCTGATCAACTATCTCAAGTGTTTGGATCGTTGGACGGCATGTTGCAGGAAATTGGGGTTGATATACCTGCACTAAGCGGATTATCGAACGTACTAGGAAGCATCGCCAGCATTGATTTTACAAAACCGGCAAGTATTATTACAGGGGCATTAGGCGCCATCGGTTCTGTTTTCTCGATAGGTAAAAAGGTCAAAGAAATGAATGCCGCGGCCCGGGCAGAGCAGCAGAAGTTTTACGATGAAGTGCATAAAGGAGAAGTGGAATATCAAGCCTTGCTTCGCGAACGTGCCCGTCTGGAGCAACAGCTTGGTGAGACATCAATATCTTACAATAGCCGTATTACCGCTGAACTTGACAAGCAGAGGAAGACTATTGATGCCCAGGTTAATACCCTAATGAAGCAGCTACAGCAGGAAAGTTATATTTCCGGCGTAGGATATAAACATGGAACCTGGTTCCGGAAGGCTAAGACATGGAACGAGTATGAATCTCTTATGGGGAAAACCTATGATGAGATAGAGGCGTTGTACATGTCTAACAAGCTGGATGGAAAAGCGAAAGAATTATTCGAAGAACTTCAGAAGCTTAAAGAAGAAGGAGCCGAAATAGACCAGATGCTCGTTGATCAAGCAGAAGCATTCAGGGAATATCTTTCCGGTATGACTTTTGACAGCTTGAAAGAGTCTATCAAGAGCGCTTTTGAAGATGGTAAATTTGATATACAGGACGCCGCTGATTTTACCAAACAAGTGTTCAAGAAAGCAATTTTGCAAGCATTAGAGGCGAAAGTCTTAGAAAAAGCTTTACAGCCATTCCTCGAATCTTTTCAGTCTGATGCGGAAGCCGGTACTTTATTTGAACCCGGAAAGATGGACTATTATCAGGAGTGGATTAAGAGAATTGGCGAGGAAGGGAATGCTTTCATGGACAATATTATGAAATTACCGGAGATTGCGAATATATTCAATAATGAGGCTACCCGTTCCGCTCAGGCTAAAGGCATTGCTTCTATCTCCCAGGATACTGGTGACAAATTGGATGGAAAGGCTACCGCCGGCCTTATCTATTTGGATAAAATGACAACATCATCATACGATATAGCAGGTAGTATCAAAGATCTTACCCGACAGAGTTACGATGGTTGGAAGAATGTAGAAGCAATAAAAGAATTGTCCAGTGATATAAAAAATATCAATAATAGGATTGCGGATAATACGGAAGATATAGGTGCAATCCTAAAGACAATCAGATCCGATACAAAGGGGATGAATGAAGATGTTAGTTATGTGAGAACAAACGGTTTATACGTAAAACGATGAGAGGAGACGTATACATAGATGGCATAGATATTTTTTCGGCTTATGGGGCAAATATAACCGATGGGCTGGATTCATTATTTACTTTTCCCGCCATTAAGGAGCCGGAATCAAATGATTGGCCGGAAGAGGATGGACTAGAAGTCGATTTAGAGACCATACATCTCCTGGCTACAGAGGTCTCTCTTACTTTTTTTGCTGATAATCCAGACGATTTGATAGCTAAAATCAGCGAACCTGGTTATCACACAATAAGTGTTTCGGAATATGGAAAGGAGTGGTCTTTTAGATTATCTAGTCAGACATCTAATAAAGTCATAAAAGATGCTGGAGCATTTGGGTTAAAGTTTACGATAGATCATCCGGATCAGCCTTTGACTCCTGTGTCTTATTCGCCTGGTACATGGGTTAAAGACTCAGGATATTACATTGATGATATAAACTTTAACTCCTTTGGTGTAGAAGTCTATGGAGGATTGGACGAAATAACCAAATCTCCAGTAGTCAAGCAGAATTTAATACGAAATGATATAAGCGTCATAGATGGTCAGATATATGATACCGGAACGCTTGTGTTTAACAGTATGGATGTATCCTTGAAATGCCTGTTTGTTGCATCAAATATGGATAGTTTTTGGAATTGCTACAATGCCTTTTTTGCAAAAATGATAGAGTCGGGAGAAAAGATGTTGTATGTCGAATTTACAGGTATCACTTATCCGGTTTACTACAAGAAAAGCGGCAACTTTAAGATTCGTTCGTCCAAGAATCATGTAATGATAGAGTTTAGTCTTACGCTTGGATTTATCTCATTCCGCATTGAAGGCAGACAATATATATTGGCGGCAGAAGATGGCGCATTGATTATAACAGAAGATGGTTTAAACTATATAGATATGAACGTATATGGGGGAGAATAAACGATTGACGCCAAAGAAAGCGTCGGATACAAAAGCTATGACAAGCTCCAATCTCTCAAATTTTAACGCTTTGGGCTTTGATAAATTGACGAATGAGAGTGCTCATGCGTCGATGGAGTTGTTAAAGGGGAATAGAGGAGATAACGCTTATGAACTGTGGATAAAACAGCCTGGCAACGCTGGAAAAACCTACGAGGACTATCTTGCGTTTAACAAGCAGCCTGCTACAGATGCAGCTAAACAGGTTACTGATAAAATGGCTCAAATTGAACAGGAAGCAAATGTTGTTATATCCAGTACGAATAAAGCAAAAGAAGCGGCCGAAAAAGCTACCACGAATGCAGATGCTGCCACCGCAAGTGCTAATTCCGCTGCTACTACAGCCAACGAAAAAGCAGGATTAGCAAATACTGCTGCAGATAATGCCAATAAGGCTGCCAGTAGGGTTGACGAAGCAATTACAAATGCAGATAATGCCACAACAGAAGCCGTTACAGCAGCAGAACAGGCAAACAGCAAGGCTGCTTTAGCTGGTGAAGCAGCCAGTAAAGCCGAAACAGCGGCTGATTTGGCAAATCGTTCGGCAGCCACTGCGGATGAATCGGCTAAACTAGCAGAAGAAAAAGCAGAACTAGCAGGTAAAGCAGCGGAGACGGCCAATACAAGCGCAGATAATGCAAATTCACAGGCTTCAAACGCAGAAAGTGCAGCTTCTGCAGCAGATGCCGCTGCCCAAAGAGCTGAAACGGCCATATCAAATACAGAAATTGCAATTGATACGGCAGAAGAAGCTACTGCTGCTGCAACCGAAGCTGCTACATTAGCTAATACTGCGGCAGAGACGGCAGAAGAGTCCGCCCAGGAAGCAGATAAGCAAGCATTGGCAGCTAAAGGTGCCGCTGCCGATGCTCAAGACACAGCTGATCATCCGACCTATATAGGAGCCGATTACCATGTATACAGATGGAACAAAGAAGCAAAAGCTTACGACAAGACGGATATCTTTGTTAAAGGAGATGCATTCTCTATTAAAAAGGTTTACCCTTCTATTCCAGACATGAATGCGGATTTGGATAATCCGGAAATCAAAGAAGGAGATTTTGTTTTAATAAACACCAATGATGTTGAAGACCCGGATAATGCTCAACTTTACATTCGGACTGAAACAGGCTTTAGATTTCTTGTTGATATGTCTGGGGCTATTGGTTTTACTGGTAAAACTCCGCAGTTTGGGATAGGGACTGTAACCAAAGGAGATGATCCTGTGGCAAGTTTGTCAGAAGATGGAACAGATGCCGATGGTAACCCTAAATATAAACTGAATCTAGTGTTACCTAAAGGCGATAAAGGAGATAAAGGCGATACAGGAGATATAGGACCAATCGGACCTAAAGGAGAAAAGGGGGATATCGGACCTAAAGGTGAACCTTTTGTCTATAGTGATTTTACCGCAGAGCAATTAGCCGGATTAAAAGGTCCTAAAGGTGATAAAGGAGAAAAGGGAGATAAAGGTGACAAAGGAGACACGGGAGCCGCATTTACCTATGATATGTTTACTCCTGATCAATTAGAAGATTTAGTTGGACCTAAAGGGGATAAGGGTGATACTGGTCCCCAAGGACCTAAAGGAGAGCAGGGTATTCAGGGTCCACAAGGGGTGAAAGGTGATACAGGGGCACAGGGGACACAAGGTCCACAAGGACTTAAGGGGGAAACCGGAGCTACCGGCCCGCAGGGACCCAAAGGAGACAAGGGAGATACGGGAGCAACAGGACCCCAAGGGGCAAAGGGTGAAAAGGGGGATACAGGCGCAACAGGCCCGCAGGGACCAAAAGGTGATACAGGAGCAACCGGGCCCCAAGGACCGGCAGGACCAGGATTTGACTCAGCTACAATTGAAAAAGTTGGAAGATTACATAATTACACAACTGCAACAACTGTTGCTGGTTTGAATGTAAACTATGAGGAGATTTATGTGACACTTAGTGCTAACGCCTCATTGTCTGTAAGTGCAACGGGTTCGGCTTATAACGGGCGAACTATAACAGCTTATGTTTATTGTTCATCAGCTAGGACCATTACAATTCCTACATCTGGATCGTATATGAGTATGTGTGGTAGTTCGTATACGTGCCCTGCAGGTAAAAGTGTTGAATTTAACCTGAAATGTATAAATGCTGTTTGGCGTATTGCTAAACTAGAACAAGAATAGGAGGGTGTATGAGCAGAAGAAGGTTTATGGGATCTGTAAAAAAGCTAACAGAGATCATTGAAGAAATTAAATCATCTACTAATTGGACTGTCCCGTCAGGTGTCTATAGTATAGATATTTATCTCTGTGGCGGAGGTGGCGGTGGAGCTAGAGCTGGCGGTGGTGGTGGCGGAGGATATGGGGAAAGTGTTTATTCTGTGTCTGTTACCCCAGGGCAAGTGATACCTGTTACAGTTGGGCTCGGAGGTGCTGGTAGAAATAATGAATCCCAGGGTGGAACTGGCGGTACTACGTCTATGCTAGGCTATAGTGCTACTGGTGGTATTGGTGGACTCTATGGTGGTAGAGGCTATGGGGGAAATGGGGGAAATGGCGGATGCGGTGGTGGCGGATGCGATGGTGGAGATGGAGGTTCTGAAGGAGGAAGTGGAACAGCAGGAGACCGCGGCTCTGGAGGTAGTGGAGGAGGTAGTTCGGTAAAACCATTTGCATCTATGCAAGCTACATCTGGGGGAGGCGGTGGTGGAGCTGTCTATCAAAGAAGAGGATATGGTGGTAATGGCTATGGCTTGGGAAATGCTGTTGCTGGTGTAGGTGATGGAGGCGGTCTTCCTGGTTCGGGATATGGCGGTGGCGGTGGTGGTGGCTGGACAAATCCAGTTACTACTATCGGATACGGTGGAGGCAATGGTGGTAGTGGTGTTGTTATACTAAGATATATGGGGTATAAGTAATTATAAATAAATTTAATATGGATACAATAAATTTCGATGAATATAGATATTGGTATGTAAATCGCGATGCAGAGACAATTTATGTGGGCTTTAATGAAAAGTTAGATAAAGACAGTAATGCTATCGGAGAAGGCTGGGATGATTATGCTAAAGGCTATTGGGTAATTCTAAGTCAAGATAATATTATGTTTAAGGAATCAAACTCTGATGCATCTGTTGAAGAAGTTTTGAAATTACAGTTGATGCCTAAACCTGTACCTACACCAGAAGAATTACTGTATGTGGCAAAGGAAGACAAGAAGCAAGAGGTATTCGATCAGGACATTCACCACTATTATCTTGATGGTAAGGATATATATATGCATGGTTATGGTAGAGCGGAAATAAAGGACAGAAGTTCTCATAAAAACAATATTACATTTAATTATATAACTTATCCTTCAGATATAATAATTGAGGCTATCAATGAAATGTATGACTATGATGATTCTTGCAATATTGTGACAGATAATTTACTAAAGGCTATTGAAAAAACAACAACAATAGAGGAAGTTAAAAATATTGAAGTTGCTGGATATCCGGAAGTAATTCGCAGGACAACGGAAGAATTACAATCGGCTATTGATTATAAAAAACAACATGATCCGGAAGTACAGGTATTGAGAGTTAGCCGTATGTCCATCTCTGCTATGACTATGGATGATACAACAGCGGTAAAGAATAAATACGGACATGCAGAATGGATAGACTTTATCGGTGGTAAGTTGGAAATAGGTAATCGTGTGTTGTACAATGATTGGCTGTGGAAAGTTAGACAACCTATTAATCCTGTGCTAGAAATATACCCTCCGTCAATTGATACCGCAGCATTATATGAACGCTTGGACGAAAATCATGAGGGAACAGAGTTTGATCCAAAGTTATACGCTTCGGGGATGGCACTAGAGCAAGACAAATACTATACAGAATTAGACAATGGAGCTCGTGTGAAGTATTTTTGTTATAGGGGATCAATAGATCCTGTTTATTCAAAACTTAAGGATTTGGTTGATTTATACGTGAGACCAGTGGATTGACTAACTTAAAATTAAAAACATGATACTACAAATTATTTCATTATTGATTATTACCGGATACACCACAGCGGTGTGTAGTAAGGCTAAGGGTGTTCCTTATTCAATCAGTGCAACATTTTATAAATTAGAGCATCCGTATTGGTTTTTAGCTACCATGTGGTTGACAGCAGGGCTGCTTATGCCTTCTATATTAGAGGCAAGTAAACCGGGAACAGAGTTTCTTGCTTTTCTGGCATGCGTAGGTATGTTTATGGTTGGAGCGGCTCCTAATTTCAAGGAAGAGTTCGAGGGAAAGATACATCTTGCCGGAGCTCTTATGTGTGTTGTTGGATCGCAATTATGGGTTGCTTTCAACGCATGGTATATGCTTGTTGTATGGCTGGGATATATCGGATACACAGCCTTGTATATGGCAAAAGAAAAAGAAGGGAACTTTTGGTATAAATTTTACCAAAGCAGACCTATGTTTTGGGTAGAGATAGCGGCTATAAGTGCTATTTTTCTGGCTGTTTTGTTCAAATAAAAAAAATATCGTCACACTTGCGTAACTGTTACGTTTCTCTTTATCCGATATTTCCTGCAAACAGAAGTATCGGATAATTTTATCGTAAAATATCGAAATATGATTATCTACGATAAAACAGGCGAAGTATTATTTGATGTTCAGGTTAACGATTCCAGCGTCAGAAACCGGGCGATAATGGGGGACAACTCTGTTACTCTAAATCTTAGTCTCCCAGAATATGCAACTATTCCCGTCGGATCATATATAGAGTATCAAGGACAAAGATATACCTTATGGAGACCGGATAATTTTAAAAAGCATGGGACAAGAAATTTTGAGTATACAATAACATTCGGCAGTAATCAGGAGATACTCAAGAGATACAAATACAAGTCTCTTTCTGATATTCCCTTTCAGCTTAAGTTTACTCTAACGGCCAAGCCCAAAATGTTCCTTCAGTTGCTTGTGGACAATCTTAATTTGAGAGATTCGGGGTGGACTGTAGGAGATTGTATTGTAGCAACGGAAAAATATTTATCGTTTAACCATGAGTATTGTTACGATGTACTTGGGAGGCTAGCACAAGAATTTAACACAGAATGGGAAATAGACGGTAAGACTATCCATTTACGTAAGGTCGAGAAGTTTAAGACTGAGCCTCTAGCTTTATCATATGGTAAAGGAAATGGTTTTAGACCGGGAGTAGGAAGAGCTACCCAAGGTGATAAATCACCGCTAAACCTGCTGTTTGTACAGGGTGGCGATAGGAATATCGATCTGGCAACATATAATAGCCGATATCTATTATTACCTAAATCCAAAGAGCTTGAATACGAAGGACGTAAATACAAGACGGATAAGGATGGTATGTATATCACCAGAGCGGATAAAGAAGTGTCTCAGTATAATGAAGATAGTTATGACGCTTCAAATATTTATCCTTCCAGAGTGGGCGAAGTCACCGCTGTGACTACGGAAGAAGGTAAAGACGATGCTGGCAATCCTGTTACGTTTTACAACATTGTTGATTCGACTATACCGGCGGATCTAAATTATCGTGACTGCCGAATTGCAGGAGAAAAAGCTACGATGATATTTCAGACTGGCGTATTGACCGGAAGAGAGTTTGATATTGTCCAGACAGACACCGATCTGACTGGCTATGATCATGCAACACGGACTTTCGAACTTGTCCCGCTAGAAGAAGATGGTGTTACTCTTCCAAACGAAAATTTAAAGCCAGCGATCGGAGATAAATATGCAATCTTTAACATCAAGTTACCACAGGCATATATCCAAGATGATGCAACTCAGACTGGAGCGTCATGGGAGATGTTTAAAGAGGCTGTTAGGTACTTTTATGAGAACGAAGAGGAGAAATTTAGCTTTACAGGTGAGCTAGACCCCATATGGGCTAAAAACAAATGGCTGGAAATAGGGGGCAAAATAGTACCGGGTGGATATATTCAGTTTTCGGATACCCAATTTCAGCCAGACGGAATACTAATCCGTATAACTTCGGTTAAGGATTACATAAATAAGCCTCACGCCCCTGTTATTGAACTGTCTAATGTGCCGGTGGGAGGTTCCATTACTACAGATTTGGGCAAGATTGACTCAAATGAAGTTGTCGATGAAAATAGGTATAAAGGTTCGATATCCTTAACGAAAAGGAGGTTTAGGGACCTAGAGGAAACCGGCAAGATGCTAGAGGCCGCCATTGACGGTTTTTCTGAAGCTATCAACCCTATTTATATCCAGACAATGTCTTTACAGGTAGGCTCGGAAAGTCTTCAATTTCGCTTTGTAAACAATAAAACAAATCCGGTTGAAACGATACCTAATTTTGATTACAACCAGAAGACGAAAGTCTTTACGGCTCCGGCTGCTATACTCCAACACATGACCTTGGGGATTGACAAGATATCTCCAACACATAAGCCTTCGGACTATAAATTTTGGGATATGTCGTCATATACTTCCCCTTCATTAGACGAAACGGCTGCGATGTATTTCTATGCGAAATGTTCAAAGACGGGGACAACTGGATCATTTCTTTTGAGCAAGACTGCCTATAAGATGGACCCGGGAGACGGATATTACTATTTTCTGGTTGGTACTTTATCAAGCGAATATGAGGGAGAAAGAAGCTATCGGAATGTCTATGGATTTACAGAAGTGTTGCCTGGAAGTATTACGACTAGCGTGATTGCTAGTTCTGACGGTCAAACATATTTCAACCTTGTAGATGGGGTGATTGGTGGTAAAATTATGTTTGACTCTGGAACTTCTGGTTATAATAACATCAAGGATAAACCTGATTTAAGCATTTATGGTACTACCGACATGTTAAACGCCGTAAAAGATAATTTGCAAAATCAGATTGATGGTAAAATAGAAACATATTATCAATCCTCTAATCCTTGGAATAGCTGGGCTTCCGGAGAAGAACCAACCCATGTTGGCGATCTTTGGTATAATACTAATAGCAAAATATTACAGCGTTATGTTGGTCCATCTTCGAATACATGGGAGCGTATTTATGACGCTGACGCTATAGCAGCAGCAGAAGCAGCAAGTACCGCCCAAGATACTGCAGATGGTAAACGGCGAGTATTCCTTCGGACTCCTTATCCACCATATGATGCGGGTGATCAATGGATTGAATATAATGGATCGGGAAGTATGCGTATATGCGTACAAAGTAGGAAATCAGGCAGTTATATTTCATCAGACTGGCAACTATCCTCAGCCGATGGAAATACTCAGGCTTCAATTGACAGAGGGGTGATTTCTGCAGCTGGTTTTATGACTTTTGGTGGTTCTGCTGGTATGACTGGAAGTGGTGATATTAGGATTTGGTCAGGTGGGACGAACGCCAATGATGCTACATTCCAAGTCAGCGCAAACGGCGATGTTATGGCAAGAAAGTCTATTAAATTGCAAAATCAACAAGCAGGGATCACCGGAGAAGGAACAACTGATACGTCAGTTCGTTTTTGGGCGGGAGGTGCAACTCCAGCGAATGCCCCGTTTCGGGTATATCAAAACGGTAATGCTTTTATAGGTGGACTGCGCATGGAAAACGGAGGGTTGTTTTCTGATAATAGCTATGAGTTTAATGACAAGTTAAGTAGTACAGCTAAATTCTTCCTTTATTCACAGGGTACTAGTGCTTTTGTAGGGTTTTCAGATACAAGAAAATGGGCTGGTATTGGCTTAAATGTATTGCCATCTACTATGGGATTAAGCAGTCTTGGGAGATTCGAGAACACCGAAAACAATCCAAAAGACACTAACTACGGAGTTGTGATAAGTGTTAAAAACGCTCTTTATAATCAAGCGCTTGTTCTTACAGGAAATCTTTCTATGCGAGGTGGATTCTCTAATATGGAGAGAGCAAAATATCTTAAATTTTCAGAAGGAGCAGGAAGCGATTCTATTCAGATTTGGTTTAACTATTATGATACTTTCATAATTAATAATGATTCAGGTAACTATATGTCTGTATACCTCCCTAGATATGACGGAGATATAACTGGCGACTACTCAAAGACATCATTTATACTAAATATATTAGCTATTGGTACAAGCAGAATAAATTTAAGAACATTGGGAACTCAAACGACCATAAGAGATCAAGACGGAAATATTATAAACGATACCAACTCAACTATATATGGTAATATAGATATGGCTAGAGGTGATTCTATTATGTTGCTTTATTATGCTCAGGTGTATTATGCATTAAATATTAATCATTAAATAAATAATAATATAACAGATAAAAATAAAGCTATGAACTTAACAATTAAAGACAGAGTACTTATTTTAAAAGGTATCTTGCCTCCATATGATAGTCGGAGAGGTATTGAGTTGAAAAAATCAATAGAGAACAAGATCAAGCTCTCTTTAGAAGAATCAGAGGTCGTGGTTGTTACAAATATGGGACATGATCAATATGAATTATCATTTAAGCCTAATGATAACATTGATTATCGAAAAGAAAAGTTTTTTTCAATTACAGAGGAGGAATTAAAGTACTTAAAAGAGAAAGTAGATTTCTTAGATAGAGATGGCCGTTTTTCGGACTTTACCCTAGAAACATACTCAAAGATTGCAGACGAACCTCTTATCAATACAGAAGAAAAAGACATTGAATAGCACGAAATATCAATGCCTATATTAATCATATTATTCATTCATAATTAATTAATAACAAAAGGATCGACTATAAAATGGAGGTAATAAAAATGATTTGGGAAATGAGGGGGATGCTTATCATCTCCATATTTGAGCTGGTGCTTGTCCTTTTTGCGATGAGTTGGGATTTCGCATCAGGCTATTATAAAGCAAAACTACGAGGAGAAGACCGTAATTCTTACGGGATGCGCCGGACGGTAAGTAAATTTATCCTGTATGCCGGGAGTGTCTGCATTGCATGGAGTATTGACGCAGTCTGCTATGTCTGTAAATTTTGGGAATTTATCCATTTCTCTTTTTTGACAAACATACCGGTTATAACATCTTTGATTACAGTATTTATCCTTATCACAGAGATTAGATCCATATGGGAAAAGGCGGACGCAAAACAACGTAGGCAAGCAGAAAAAGTGGCTGCATTAGCGGGAAATGTATTAACCAAAGATATATGTCATGTATTGAAAGAAGCTTTTACGGAAGCTATAATTACGGCTAAAGAAAAGGAGAAAGAGAAATGAACATTACAAAAAACTTTACATTAGAAGAGTTTGTACATAGCGATACGGCTATCGCTAAAGGCATCAAGAATGAACCAGGATCAAGAGAGAAGCTTGCTATAACAAATCTTTGTGCAAAATTGCTTCAGCCATTGAGGGAAGCTATAGGTAAATCAATATCGATTAACTCCGGTTACCGTTGCCCTGAATTGAATAAGGCGGTGGGTGGTGTACCAACCAGCCAGCATGTTAAAGGAGAAGCTGCAGATCTACATATTGAAGGGAAAGCTGGCGATTTGCTGGAAGTATTGGAAGATTCTGGTTTGCCATTCGATCAAGCTATTCTCTATCGGCACAAGAATTTCTTGCATGTGTCATTGAAATTAGAGGGAGAACAGAGAAAGCAGATCATCATTAAGCAATGAAAATCCGATATATCATATTAACAGTTCTTATTGTCACAATGCCTTCTTGCGGCATTAGAGTTAAGTATATACCTGTAGAAACGGTAAGGACTGACAGCGTGTATCTTAACTCTGTTAGGATTGATAGCGTATTTGTACATGATTCAATTTCTACTATATATAAGGGCGACAGTGTTACTGAATACAGGTATAGTTACATCTACAAGTACAAGGACAGAATAGACACGGTGTATATAAACCGTACTGACACTATCCGGGAACCGTATCCAATAGAAATAGAAAAAAGATTGACTGTCTGGCAACGAGTGAAGGTTGATTTGGGCGGATGGGCTATAAGTATTGTGATCGCAATAATCCTGATTGAACTTGGCAGAATGATATATAAACTAAAGAAATAGCTTTTTGTTCATAAGCACCTCTTTTCTGGGGCTTCAGAGGTAAAATAAAAGCCCCCAACGTATCCGTTTAACTGCTACATAAAACTGATACACAAGCGTAACCACTCGCACGTTGGGGACTCTAATGTCTTCAACACGAATGGTTACGCTTTTGTTGCATTGTATAGTATGTTTTATGTAGCAAGGGCAAAGGTAAAATTAAAATTCAAATTTTATGTGTAAATCAGAAATCTTTGCCGAAATATTAAGAATTGTTTCAAAAGAAACAGAGATATCAACTAACGAAATCCTTTCAAATAGTAAGGAAGCCGAAATTGTCGACGCTCGTTACTTGCTTGTTCATCTTCTTTACGAACGTGGTTTTTATCCTTCTCAAATAGCTTTGCAGACCAACAAGACTAAACGTTCTATAAACTATATTTTATCCGGTTTTTCCGACCGAATACAACGTGGGAAAATGTTGAGAATACAATACGAAAATATAAAGAAATCACAAGGAAATCATTGATTTATAGACTAGATGTGTATCCGTAGTTTTGTGTAGGTAAGGAATATTTCCTGCTACAACAAAAAAGATATACAAAATGGATAGAAATTATTTTATCGGTACTCCTGAAGGTGGAAATTCCGGTGGAAGCAAATTTGACATCATGGCGTTTCTTCCTAGTCTAATGGGAGGTGGCGGAAAATCGTTAGACCCTAATCTAGTTGCAGCTTTGATGAACAACAAAGGCAATCAAGATGCTTGGGGTGGCGGTGGTTGTTGGTGGATCTGGATCATTCTGCTTTTCTTCGTCTTTGGCGGTTGGGGCAATGGTAACGGCTTTGGCAATAACCGTAACGGCGGCGGTTTACCTGCTGAACTTAACAACGACGCCGGTCGTGAACTTCTTATGAATGCAATTCAAGGCAATGGACAGGCTATAGGTCAGTTGTCAAGCTCGCTGAACTGTTCTACTCAACAGTTGCAAAATGCTATCTGTCAGATTCAGGGTCAGATTCAGAACGTGGGTAACCAGGTTGGTTTGTCTTCTCAGCAGATCATCAATGCCATTCAGTCCGGTAACAATCAGTTGTTGAGTCAGATTGCTTCATGTTGCTGCGATGTCCGTAACGCTATCACCACACAGGGTTACGAAAATCAGTTAGCTATTGTTAATCAAACTAATACTTTGACGGGCAACTCTAACACACAGTTCAACATCTTAGGAGCCAAGATTGATGCTCAGACTCAAATTATCAATGACAAATTCTGTCAGCTTGAAATGCGCGAAATGCAGAGCAAGATTGATACTTTGCGTCAGGAAAAATCTGCATTGGAATTGGGTATTTCACAGGCTGCTCAGACTGCAAACATTGTGGCTCAGCTTAAGTCTCCGTGCCCTATCCCGGCTTATTTCGTTCCGAATCCGAACTGTTGCAATCCAATGCAGGTACAGGTTACTCGCGAAGGATGTGGTTGCGCTTATAACGGCTTAGTGTAAGGAGGGGATAATATGACAGCAAGATTTAATGTAAGAACTTGCGTCCCCAGGGTTGACGTGAATGGAATCTATGTCTTATCAACAACAGGAAAGGTTGTTACTACACCTACAGGCGAAGAGTCGCAGATTGATTTCGGGCTTAATCCGTTCGAATGGTGTGCACTTCCGGAGATTGGGGTGCTAATCTGGCGGGTAAGACATCCTGTTACGACTACTGAGGCTACTTATCCGGTTAATGTGGTTATCCCCAATGGATATGCGACCACTGTTCCGTCACAAGATACTCAAATCGGCACCAATCGGATTCCGGTAGTTGACCATCATAATGTCCAGGTTATAGGTAGTGATGTAAATGTTCCGGTAGATACGAGTAGTGGATCGCCGGTCGTAGGTGGTTACACAGAGCATATTGTTTGGTTTAATAAGCCTCAGGGAATATTCCGTTTGTTAGGTGTAAAATCCTCAAACAATCCTACTCCGGCTGACCAGGGTGGTAATACTCCGGCAGAAGCAAGCGCGGTAAAAAGTAAATGATGAGAGTCCGGGTAACTCCGGCTCTCTTTTAAATCAAGAAGAATATGACATTTAAGGAACTTAGAGAAGGCAATCAATATTTTATCCTGCATAAAACAGATAAACCATTTTGCGAAATAGGAAGCGTGATAGGAGTAAATAATTTACGTCCGAAGCCTCAGAATATGGTAAATGGATATCCGGCTATGCAGCCTGAAATGATCATTGACATATCAGTCAAGGTTGGAGATGATACGGTTAAGTTGTCATCTGTCCCAGCAGACAAGTCTATCGCTGATTATAAACCGGAAAATGGTGAAAAATTGGTGTTATCCTGTGATCAAACGATGATCAATCAGGAGATTAGTGCCATGCTGCAAAACAGTCAACAGATATTGGCGAGCATAGAGACTCATAAGTCAATCATTGACAATTGCGAATTGATGCTTAACCAGCTTAATCCACAATTTAAAAAGGAAAAAGAACAGGAAAGTAAGATTCAAAGTCTTGAAAATGAAATTGCGGAAATGAAGAAGATGTTTGGTGGCGGATTCGAAGAACTTAAGTCTCTTCTTCTTGAAAAACAGAGTACTAACAATAAAAAAGCAACAACGTAATATGGGATCAAGAAAACTAGAAGAGCTTTACAGAGAATTTGACGCCTATGAGGACGAAGATTTGATGGAAGCTATGGAAGAGGCCTACAAACTCGGCTGCAAAGAAGGCAAAAGAAAGGCTATGGATGGCGGCATGGGATTCAGGGAAGATGATGACGATGATAACGATGAATTTCGTCGTGATTGGTCACGTGGAGGTGGTGACGGTTATGGAGAGAGACGCGGTGTAAAAGGGACCGGTCGTTACGCGGGAGAGTACCGCAGACGTAGACGTTATTAATCAGAAGGGGGACGGTGTTCCCCTTCGTTTAAAATTGACAATAATATGAGACTAGATATGTATGACGAATTTCCTTCTGGCATGAAAGCTTACCTTTCGCAATACGGATGGCATTTTAGCAAGGCCATGTGTGATTTTGCTGTATCCATGATGGAAAAAGAAGACGGTAACGGCAAGAAAGTGAAAATCACACCTTGGACGAAAGAGCAGGTAGATGAACTGTTGAAAAAATACAGTGTCGAAGTCAAGAAGAAAGGGGGCTACGACTATGTGTATGTGGCAAACATGTGTAAGGCGGTTTCCCTCGGTTCGTCTGTTCCTAATGAACAATATGCCGCACTTCATATAAAGAACGTGTGCGATGATCCGAACGCTTATGACGGGATTGTATTCACCCGATTCTATGCAGATATGATCGGTTCCGGAACACCTATAATTTGGGAGGAAATGATCTAATGAGCGGATGGGGTTACATATTTCGTATCCTTAAGGGAGAGTCCCCCTCGGACGTGCTGGCTAGTATGCCAAAAAAGGATTATGATAAAGTTGCTTCCGTCGTAAATAGTTTGAATAACACAAATCTATCCAGACAGCAACGCAGAAAGATAGAACGAAAATTTAATGCTGTAAAACGATGATTTACCGGGAGCTAAACATACCTAAATACAATTGGCTAGTACATATATTTTACCATGTCACATGTTATTGGACTGATGAGATAATGGACTGCCTAAAAAGTATTGGTTGTCCCCCTCAAAAATTGAAAGAATCATATCGTAATTTGGAAGCATGCAAACTCAACACAGGCTTAACCTATTCGAATTATCATCTAAGAGAGTCTGTTATGGTTATCGGAAAGACATCTTCTTCAGAAGAGTTTTCAGACTCTCTGATGCATGAATTAAGGCATTTGGAGGATCACATAGCCATAGTCTATAAAATGCCGGCAGGAGGGGAAGAAATAGCTTATTTGGCAGGATACATCGGTAGAAAGCTATCAAAAGACATACAGATGTTTATTTGTAGCTGCGATTGCCACAAACATCAAAAGAAACTATTATGCGAAAAAAAGACAAGGAAATACAGAAGTTAAAAAGGGAATCAGCTAGGAAAGAAGTCGATCGCCTAGTTGATTCCCTTGACTTCGAGCCGGTAAACTTTAATGAGAAAATATGCAGGCTTCGAAGGTTGATGTATCTTATTTAATGGATAAATAAAATAGGAATTAGAGGCTGCTAATGAGAGTTTACAAAGCTGTCCGGCTGGCTCCTGGACAGCTTTGCTGTTTATTTCATATTTTTCGTGATTTGAGCTATTCAGGAAAACAGACTGATCCATCCCAATCACC